CCGCGAGGTGTGGGTGCGCCAGGAGCCGAAGCCGTACTTCTTCCGCGTCGTCGCCCCCGCCGCCGGCCCTCGCTCCCGGGCGGCCGTGAACCGGGTCCTCGACAGCATCGACCGAGAAATCAGCTAGGAGACGCGCATGACCAACCCCGAGACGGTGCTGGACGACGCCGACGACATCCTCGACTGCGATGACGTCGTTATCGAGCCGGTGACGGTGCCCGAGTGGGGCGACCGGACCGTGCTGGTGCGCGGCCTGTCCGGTGAGGAGCGGGACGCCTGGGAGGCGTCGATCCGGAAGATCCGGCCGTCCCTGTCGAAGAAGGGCGAGCAGGAGATCGTCCTCGACCAGGCCAACGCGCGCGCCAAGCTGCTGGTGAAGTGCATCGTCAAGCAGGACGGCGCGAGGGTGTTCACCGACCAACAGGCTCCCGCGCTCGGCCGGAAGAACGGCAAGTCCATCGATCGCCTCTATGACGTCGCGACCCGGCTGTCCGGGCTGTCCGACGACGAAGAGGAGGCGATTGAGGGAAACTCCGAGGGGACGACGGAGGGTGGCGACGATTCACCTTCCGGCTCGCCCGGGACCTCGGATGCACCCGAGCCGAACTCCTGAAGCGGATCAGCTCCCATGAGCTGACCGAATGGAGTGTGCTGTACCGCCTGGAGGCGGAAGAGGAACAAGCCCAGCAGGACGCACGCACCTAGCAGGATCCCTGGCGCTGACCGCCTGACCGCCTGACCGCCTGACCGGCGGCCGCCGCACCCGACACCCGCGAGGGGAGGTCTGGTGTGGCCACACGTGCCGTCGTCTACCAGTTGATCGCCCGGGACCGTGCGACGAGGACGTTCGCGACCGTCGGCCAGTCCGCGACCAGGCTGTCCCGCACTGCCACCACGGCGCTGTCTCTTAGTGTATAAGAGACAGCTCGGGGCCTCCGTCATCAAGATGGCGGGCGACTTCGAGAAGAACATGAACCGCGTCGAGGCCCTGTCCGGCGCGAGCGGCAAGCAGCTGAAGATGCTGCGCGACCAGGCCAAGGACCTCGGCCGGAGCACGCAGTACGGGGCGGCGCAGTCCGCGGACGCCATGGCGCAGCTCGCCACCGCCGGTCTGACCGTCAACCAGATCTACGGTGCGATGCCGTCGGTGCTGTCGCTGGCGTCGTCGGAGCAGCTCAACCTCACGAGGGCTGCGGAGATCACCACGAACGTGCTCACCGGCTACGGCATGAGCATCAAGGAGATCCCGCACGCCGTCGACGCGATGGTGAAGGCCTCCGTCAAGGCCAACACCTCCGTCGACGACCTCGGCGAGGCGTTCAAGTACTCGGGTCCGATTGCCCATCAGGCCGGGATTCAGTTCGAGGAAGCCGTCGCCGCGACCGCCCTCATGGGTAACGCCGGCATCAAGGCCAGCATGGCGGGCACCGCGCTGCGAGGCGCGGTGACGCGGCTGCTTGCCCCGACGAAGAAGATCTCCACCACGCTTCACGACCTGGGCGTGAATGTCGCGACGTCGGACGGCAAGCTGCGCCCGCTCACCCAGATCGTCGACGAGCTGGCGAAGAAGGGCGCGACGACCGGCGACATCATGACGATCTTCGGTCAGCGGGCCGGTCCCGGTATGGCCGCGCTGATCCAGCAGGGCTCGAAGAAGCTCGCAGGGCTCACCAAGGAGCTGGAGAACAGCGGCGGCACCGCCGACCGCATCTCCAAGATCCAGATGAAGGGCTGGCGGGGCGAGGTCACCAGGCTGAAGAACGCCTGGGAAGGCCTCATGATCGAGCTCGGGGACACGGGCGTCCTGACCGGGGCGACCAAGGCCCTGTCGGGCATCACGCTGGGCGTCCGCAACTTCGCGGACTGGGTCAACACCCGGGGCATCCCCGCGGCCAAGGGCTTGGGCCGCGAGATGGGCGACCTGATCCCCGTCGAGACCATCAAGGACCGGTTCACCCAGGCCAAGACGCTCGTCGCCGACTTCTTCGCCGGTCTGAGGGGCAAGAGCACCGGCACCGTCGACGTGTCCGTGCCCCGCGTCGACAAGGCGCCCGTGCTGGTGCCGGCGTCGGCGGCGACCGATGTCGGCCGTCAGATCCGTGACGCCTTCACCGGCGGCATCCGCGGCATCGACTGGACGAAGATCGGTGGCGCGATGGGGCTCGGCCTCGTCAAGGGCCTGGAGGCCGGTGCGAAGCTCGCCGTCAAGCTCACGGCCGCGTTCGGCAGCCTGCTCGCGAAGGTCGACTGGGTGGGCGTCGGCATCGCCATCGGCCGCTTCGTGCCGTCGCTGCTCGCGGGGTTCATCGTCGGTCTGATCAACTTCGACATCGGTGGGCTGCTCAAGGGTCTTGGGAACCACTGGCAGGAAGTCCTTCTGTCCGTCCTGTTCGTGGCGTTCATGCCCGCGAAGTGGATCGCCGGGATTGGCAAGGCCCTCGGCAAGATTCCCTTCCTGGGCCGGCTCCTGTCCTGGGCGTTCGGCATCTTCGCGAAGTTCTCGAAGTTCCTCGTCGGCGGCGCGGGCAAGCTGCTCGCCGGATTCGGCCGCGGTCTCCTCCAGGGCCTCACTCGGCTCTTCCCCTCCCTCGCCTCGGGAATCGCGGGCTTCCTCGGCCGGGCCGCTCTCGCCATCGTCGGGTACGGCGGCCGCTTCACCGAGGCCGCGATCCGCCTGGCCAAGGCCATCGGCCCCGGCCTCGTCAAGGGTGCGGAAGGGCTCGGCCGGGTCACGGTCCGCATTATCGAGATCATCGTGCGGCCCTTCGCGAAAGCCGGTGGCTGGCTTTTCAGGCACGGCACCGCGGTCGTCGGTGGACTCCTGCGCGGGATCGCCTCCGCGGCGAAGGCCGTCGGCGGCTGGGTCATGCGCACCGTCATCACCCCGCTCAGGTCGAGGTTCGCGACCGCCGGCTCGTGGCTCCTCACCCGCGGCCGGGCGATCGTCTCCGGCCTGAAGTCGGGTGTCGTCGCGGGCGCCAAGGCGATCGGCAGTTGGGTGTCCCGCACGGTCATCGCTCCGGTCACCAGCCGGTTCGCGACCGCCGGTTCGTGGCTGGTGAGCAAGGGCCGGGCGATCGTCTCCGGAATGAAGTCCGGCGTCACCACCGCCGTTGTCGGCATCAGGAAGTTCCTCACCGACAAGATCGTCAGCCCGGTGACGGGTCGTTTCACGAGGGCCAGCACGTGGCTGAAGTCCGCGGGCGGCTCCCTGATCTCCGGCCTGAAGTCCGGCATCACGGGCGCCATGAAGAGCATCGGCACGTGGCTCAAGAAGAACCTGATCGACCCGATCGTCGGCGCGGTGAAAAAATTCTTCGGGATCCGCTCCCCGTCGCGCGTGTTCGCGGGGATCGGCGGTCACCTGGTGTCCGGCCTGGTGAGGGGCATGGCGCAGACCTCCGGCACCGCGATCGCGAAGAAGATCTTCGGGGACATGCCGTCCGCGCTGGGCGCCATCGTCTCCAAGGGCCTCGTCTCCGTTGCGAGTCTGCCCGGCAAGGCGATGAAGGCCCTGGGCGGGCTCGGCAGCAAGTTCCTCGGCATGCTCGGACTCGGGGACTCCGGGAAGGTCGGCGGCGGCGTGAACCGGTGGAGCCCCTTGGTCGCGCAGGTGCTGAAGATGCTCGGGGCGCCCGCCTACGCGCTCGGCCCGGTCCTCCAGCGCATCCAGCAGGAGTCCGGCGGCAACCCCAACGCCATCAACAACTGGGACATCAACGCCAAGAACGGCGACCCCAGCCGCGGCCTCATGCAGACCATCGGCTCCACCTTCAACGCCTACGCGGGCCCCTTCCGGGGGCGCGGCATCTACGACCCGCTCGCCAACATCTACGCCGGCGTCAACTACGCCATGCACCGGTACGGGGCGGGCTGGGTCAACGTGATGACCAGGCCCGGCGGCTACGCCAAGGGCAGCCGCGGGCGCGGTGCGGCACCCGGCTGGGCGTGGGTCGGCGAGCGCGGACCGGAGCTGATCAACCTCAAGGGCGGGGAGGACATCCTCAGCAACCCCGACTCGATGAAGGTGGCCAGCCAGTTCGGGATCCGTCTGCCCGGCTACGCCTCCGGGACCGTCGCGAACGCGCAGGCGAGGGTGAAGCAGGCCAAGGAGGACTTGGAGCGGGCCAAGGAGCGCAAGTACGGCGTCCAGGCTGCGAAGACCCGCCTCAAGGCCGCGCAGCAGGAGCTGGCCGCCGCCAAGCGGCGCACCAAGATGGCCGTCGATAACGCGCTCACCGCCGGGTTCAAGAAGACCATCGCCACCGGGACGGCGTCGGCCATCAAGTCGGCGATCAAGTCCATGGTGGACAAGCTCCAGAACGCGGGCGTCTCCAAGGCGTACATCAAGAGCGTCCTGAAGAAGTCGGAGAAGCTCCAGAGCCTGGCGACGAAGAAGGCCGACGTCACCGCGAAGATCCAGAAGGCGAAGGAGTTCGCGGCCGACCAGTCCAGCAACCTGCGCGAGACGTTCAGCGTCACTGGCACCTCGGCCACCACGGTCGGCGGCCTCATCTCGGAGATGAAGTCGAAGCAGGCCGACGCGAAGCAGTTCGCCAGCCAGGTCGAGTACCTCAAGAAGCAGGGCCTGTCCGCGGACCTCATCGGGCAGCTCGCCGAGGCCGGGCCGGGCAGCCAGCTCCACACCCTGCTGGCGGGTGCGACCAAGAGCCAGATCGCCCAGCTGAACTCGCTGTCCAAGTCCGGTGTGAAGCTCGCCGATTCATACGGCAAGACTGTCGCCGACGCGATGTTCGACTCGGGGAAGAAGGCGGGCGACGGCTTCCTGACCGGGCTGAAGGAGCAGGAGAAGCAGCTCGCCAAGGAGATGGAGAAGCTCGCCGACGCCCTCATCAAGTCGATCAAGAAGAAGCTGGGGATCAAGTCCCCGTCGCGGGTGATGCGGGACCAGATCGGCAAGCCCACCGCACTCGGTGTGGTCGCCGGTATGGACGCCACCCTGCCGGCCATCGCCCGCTCCGCGCAGCGCATGGTCGACACCGCCAGCGGCGCCCGCCCGCGCCGCATCGTCATCCCCTCCAGCGCTGTCTCTTATACA